CTTTCCGTCTACTGGCGAATGTAACACCAGTCCAGGTTTAATTTGCGGTCGTCCGACCGTCGTGCCAGGAGCTTAAGCGGGGATACAATCCCACCAAGCGCTTTCGACACGATGCGAGGGTGTAATCAACGTGCCAGCGTACCAGAATCGCTCCCGGTACGGCACGTCCGCCTCCTTTCCTCGCGCAGCCGGTAAGGCCCGCAAGAGATCGGAGGCACGTCCTGCTCCAAAGCAAACCGTCTCCCTGCCGTCATCACGACGGTGGACTAAGAACGGTTGGACCCACTGAATACCGTCGCTTTCTAGACCCATCCGCAACGAAGCGAAATGGGGGTTCGTCAGCATCGGCCAGTGCACGCGATCCTTAGATCTCGTGACAAGGTCCCCTTTGGAAATAACACGGGACGCCCTTTTCACATCACGTTTGGAGCGGTGCAGGAGGACGTCAGTAACCCATCCATCCCAGCCCCATTTCTTCACTCCGGGCTTGCGAGGCCGCACGGCGGTAAAGCTGCCGTAAAAGCCCCCATCGCCGCACTCGAGATTCAGCAGACTCGGTTTCCTCGCTCCCTTAGGAGCGTGTGACCTGATCCACTGCAGGAGCTCCGCCACCTTCTCAGGTGGACAGATTGCGGGGTGTTTTGCAAACCAACGCGCTACGTTGTTATGTAGCAAGTAAAGACGGTCCAAGCACTGGACCGGTTCACGGATGTAAAACGGAGATACATCGTCTCCTTCGAACCAGTGTGCCCCGCAGCTTTCGCGGAAGGGGCCCTTCAAAAAGGTCTTCTCCAAGTTAGGAGTAAAGCCCACTTGTTCTAAGATCCGGCAAACTTCAGTCGCAATACCTGTCGGTACCACGATGTCGTCACCGTAAACGGCAAGACGATGGTCCGCGCTCTCCATGAGGTCAGATACCGCCCGAGCGAGGCCCCAGAATATCAGGGTCTCGACCTCGAACGTATACCCGTTCCCCATACTAGAGAGCTTCTCGTACACTACGGCAGTGCTAACGCCGGACATGTCAGAGAAGAACCCGATTTGACTCCTTACGGCGTCAATGGCTTCAAACCAATCGGGGCGGATCAAGAACTCTGCCAACCTGTAAGCTACACAATCGCTTGCCATCGAGAGATCGATGGTAGCCAATTCGCCAGTGAAGCTGCCGACATAGGCCAGCAACTGGTTTCGCTCCTGGTCATCCAGGTCTATCCCCACTCTTTTCAACTTACGCCTCATTAGAGCACCAAGTCCCTTCTGGAGATACATATTCCAGTCGGGCTCGATGGCAATTGTGCGGTCCGTCTTATAGTTCTTCGGAACCCAGTCTAGTTTGTTTCCTTCCACCACTTGGTAGATAGGCGCTCCGCCCAACAGGGCACAGTGCACGAAACCTGGGATGTTTTCCAGGGCGGCTCGGAGAGGACTAGACGCAGAAAGTGTGACGTGGGCACCTCGTACCCACTTGTTTGCATGATGGCCATCACCCCGTTTCAGACGCGTTGTCGCGCCGGGACCGAAGTTCGCGGTTCTATTCACTTCATTCCAGCCGGGGAAAGCCCCGAGAGCTCGAGAAATGTGCTTCTTCGCCAGTCTAAGGACTGTCGCGAGGACCTGTAGGTCCTCGGGCGCATCGCTGTCGCTATCCATCCACCACGGTTCTTGACCGATGGCAGAGGGCTCAAGTTTGTTGTTGACTTGAGCACACTGAAACTCAGCAAGTTCAAACCGTTCCATAGCCCGCTGCCTCTTGGCCGACGACTTAACACCGTCGTCCAGCTTCGAGACAATTTCGTCGCCCAGGTAAGTTAACGCGAACCGCTCTGCAGCGGGACGGTAACCCATCCGGGAGATGTAGACTGCGCCTGGGCCTGTGAAGGCTGCGTCGCAGTCAAGGGCTTGGAAGAGTCGAGGGATGAACTCCTCGAGCTCAAGGTTGACCACGCAGTTACCGCCCCTAGTATTAGGAGACCTATTGCTACCCATATGAGTGCTCCGAGTGCGATTGCACCGGTGAGGTGAACTGGAGAGACGAGGAGCTCGTGGCGATTTACTGCCACGTTCCCCGCCAGTTTGAGCTTTGGCATATTCGTCCCTAGATCGGCGTTAGCCGACGATCGGGGCGAGCTTCTTGCTCAAGGGCTTGACCGTCGCGTTCGCGAGCCAGTTGGCTGCGATTGCGTCGGCATCAGCGAGATCGTCTTCGCTGGAACAGCCCTGGGAACTCGCTCGGGTCAGGAAATACCGAACGCTCCCGATCACGTACGGCGCGCCATCCTTGATGCCGATCTTCGGCACCTTGAGAACGGAACGGCGGACGTGGTCCCCACCTGCATTCTTCGCGAGAGTGACCGATTCCTCGATCGTCTCCCATCCCATCGGGCCTGCGGTGCCAACCCGGTTCACGAACAGCGCGGATTGAGATCCGTTCTGCTCGCGGTCCTGGCTGAACACGTGCGCCTGCGGTGTGGTTTTGCCATCGTTAACTGAAATCGTCATTTGACGATGCCCTCCTTTGGGCGGGATAGTACTTCGTTGTGGATAGAGGGGCAGTTAACCGCCTCCGAAGAGTTTCCTAATTTTCACAACTGCAAGAGATGCCAGCGTGAGAAACTGGGCGGCCGTGAGATCACGGTCGCTTAGTGACAGCGGAGGGATAGGTACAGGAAACGTGCTATATACCTTCCTCTGCGTGTGGTCGAGAGAAGCGTGACCACGCGCCTTGGCCTCAGGTCCGATGAATACGGTGCTGTATTGCCGCACGATTCGCTGAGTCCAGCTGCCATCGATGAACTCGAACCTCTTTGGCACGTTCAGTGCCTCGAGGAAGTTCCCGAGATTGACAAAGTAGTCCAAGACAAACGATAGAGTGGTCAGCTCATACGCTGTCGCCAGGGGGTTGTCAAGACCCAACTGCGCCATTCTGTCCATGTCCCGTTTACTGGGAGCAGCGACAAAAGTAACAGTATACCCGTGGAGTTCGGTGACATAGAACTCCTGAACACCCGAAGAACGGTAATCGATTGGCCGAGTGGCCATCGACCCCCGTTGTACGTAGTGGCGCGCCGACACTGTGTAAGTGTATGCGTCCCGATCTGCGACCTTCTGGGTTACGGCAGAAATAGCATTGCCGAGTTCGGACATCAGCGGTGTATAGGCGAGCTTGTAAGTTAACCACAAGTCCGCCACCAATGAAGCGGTTAGTGCTCCTTTCAGGATTTCCGATTTTCTGGGTCCCGAAAGCTTCTGGAGCCGTCGCCGGTACCTCCTGCGTAGTTCTGCAGGATGTACGTTCACACCAAAGGATTCTCGCATAGCATCAGCGAGTCCAAATTCCCACCTGCCAGACCGGCTGCTGAAGCCGGACACTACTTTAGCGAGGTTTAGGATTCCGAGGGCGCAGTCTTTCAGCAAGCGTGCCGTTTCGCGACGCTCACCTACAGCTACGCTGACATCCACCTTCTGTTCCCTTTCGGGCGAGAACTGATCAAGTTTGTTATAACACTTGACCTCAGCCTGACTCAACAAGTCAGGATTCACGCCTTTATGATGGAACATCGGGAAGGACTTTACAGATCCCCCGAAAGCAGAAGGAACCATTGAGCCGTCAAAACCTTGTATAAAGGTCATGCCGATGGCTCCAGAGAACGACATGCGGTACTCCCTCGAGCCTGACTTCACGTAGGCGTTGACGGTCCCTCTCGGGACATGCAACATTGCTTCCGTGTTCGTATAGGGCTGTTGGGGTTTCCGACCCTGACCCGGCTTCCACAGTCCAACGCTACGCGTGAGCGTACGCTGGTACTGGTCGACGCCTGCAGCAACACTCTTAGTCTCCGTCAGTGTTCCGGCGGTACTGTAAGTCTGCTGCATGGCGTATGCCAAAGCGGTAGAGCTTTTGCTAATGTCTTTCTTTGACTTCACGATCTAGTCTCCTCACGGAGGCAGAGCCCGTGCAGCTCAAGTCCAGCCAGGGGATATTCTCCCTGTAACCAGTGACACCTTACGGTGTCG